GTCTCCGAACACCACTTGCCCGTATTCGGCGTATACGCGCTTGTTAAGGCGGGTGCCCTTCTTTATGTAGTTCTCGCTACACGTAATCACCCCGACACCGGGGGTGTTGGTTTTTAGACGCACAGGCTCCTTGCATCCGAGTATGCTCATTATTTCATGCTCCTTTATGCGCCGACTGACCTTTAAGGCCTTTATGGTTCCGTCCTGCTTGTACAAGACGGGTTCCGGGTTTGCGTTTCTCATACTTATTTCTATTTCGTGAAAAAGAATTTTCTATACTCCGGCAGTGGCACGAGACCAGTTATGCGGTCCACCTCACTGCCGTTTTCATCCAATTTGAGAAGGACTGGCACACGTCTGATGCCGTACCTCTCTATGTGTTCTTCTGCATCGTCCACCTCGTCAAGTAGGATTGTCTTCACCTCCTTTTCAACGCCGAGGCTTTTTAATATTTGGTCAAGGGCCATGCAACTGACCGCAACCACTCGTTGAGTATTTAACGTATTTATTCATAGGCCGTTTTGTTCTGTTTGCACCACAAAGTTAGTAAAGATTTTCAGCCCAGCAAAATAAAATCACACTTTTTTATCATCGGCCAGCATTTTATACAGCTCAGGGCTGTATTTAAGAAGGTCCATATAGGTCCTGCATCTTACGAGCGACTTGGCCAGCCTGACCTCCTGCCTTGCCCGTGCCTCTTTGTGCTTCGTATAGTTGGCAACGCTTCGGTCCACGGCGCGTTTGCCCGTATCGGTGAGCATATTTTCAAGTATGCCCTGGCAGTCGCTCGGCCTAAAATACAGAGGTATGTCAGGTTCAACTCGCATAATGCCGTTTTTCCCGTACAGCTTGCCCGCGTGGTAGTCAAATCCCGGCATAGTCGGTATGCTCATCGGATATTTGGCATAGCAGTTCAGCAAATCGGTTGGTATGGCTTTCCGCAACGCCGCCTCGATAAGCCGTAGAGCATATTTTTGGTTACTCTCCATACACTCCGTGTACTTATCCGTATAGAGTTCGATAGCCCTTCGCTTGTCGGCAACACTCAGTGGCGCGCTCAGTTTCAGCGTATCAGACTGGAGAGCCTCGTTTACGATGGCCCGCTTGGCTGCCATTCTGCCAGCCTTGGCCTTTTCGCGGGCCTGCCGGATAGCCTCCGCGTCCCTTGAGCTGGCCGCTATGGACTTAAAGTTCGCACGGCACTCCATGCTGTCCGGGGAAATCCGCTCCCAACCCCACGCCCTATCGGTATCTAGCCCCTCATCGGGAGCCAAATCAACTAACTCCCGCCTCTCTTGTTCCATAACGGCGTCAAGGTCAGCGGGAGTTACCTCAGCGAGCAATTTTAATATATCACTCTCCTTCATACGCTTTTGTTTAAGACGTGATGAGCTTCTTCAACCCCTTCAGTACGTCAATGCCGTACTGCTTGTTGAGCAGCATAAAATAGGATATCCCCAGGACCAGGCGTGACAGAATGTTTAAGATTATGCCAACCAGAAATACGGGCGAGTAAACCACACCTAAAACGGTGCTCGCAACGGATAGTAGTTCCTTTTTCATCTTTTCTTTAGTTGTAAGTCGTATTGTTCGTGAATCGTTTTCTTGCAAAGTTTGATTACTCTGTCGTAGTCGCCCACAGCGTTCGCATTCAAAACGGCTGTTTGATACTTGTCCAGCTCGTTAACCTTGCAGTACGCTGACGTCAAGACCAAATCAACAGACGTGTTCACATCGTTATACTCTTTACCAAGTTGTGCATAGTGTATGCACTTCTCGATGTCCTGCTTGCCATTCTTGTTTTTGTGTCGGGTGATGTACTTCGCTATGTTGCCCTGCGTAAAGGTCAGTTTGCCCTTCACAATGTATTCGTAGGGCTGCATAGCGCATTTGCTGTAGTGGTCGCCACCGACCTGTGTGTCTATTGCTCTTTCCATTTTATATGTTATTAAGATGTTAGATACTCCTTTATCTTCGCCTTGATGCTCTTCATCAGAGAGGCCTGGGTGATGTCCTTCAATTTAAGCGCCTCAATGACGTCTTCATCGTGCGTGTGCCCCACAATAAGGTGGTGTATGATGACGGCGCTCTTCTGACCCTGCCTGTACAGGCGCGCGTTGAACTGCTGGTATAGCTCGAGGCTCCATGTCTGGCCGAACCAAACGATTATATTGCCGCCTGCCTGAAGGTTCAGCCCGTGCCCGGCTGATGCGGGGTGGGCCAGCAGAACGCGTATCCCGCCTTCGTTCCACGCCTTTATTTCGGCGTTTCCCTTGAGTTCCTTGGGCTCGTATGCTTTAAGGTACTTCATTATTCTGTCTCTGTCGTGTTTGAACGTCCATGCAACCAAAACGGGCTTGCCTTGCGCATCGTCAACTGTGTCCTTCAGCGCATCCAGTTTCAGTCTGTGTATCTCATGCACCTCGCCATCGGCATCATAGATAGCGCCGTTTGCGAACTGAAGCAGCTTGTTGGACAACGTGGCGGCGTTCGCCACACTAATCTCCGTGCCCCCGCCATATAGCTCGAGGACCTTCTCCTTCTCAAACTTCTTGTACCTCGATGCCAGTTCAGACGGCATTTGGAGCTTAATGAAGTTATCCGTCCTCTCGGGCATTGCCAGGTAGTCTTTTGCACTCATAGACATACAGATATCAGATATCTTTTCGTGGATAGCCTGCTCGCTGTTGTCCAGCAGTTTGTAGTCATACACCACGGAGCCATTGGTGCGACCCGGACGGAAGAACGCGCTTCTGTAGGCTGTTATAGTCTTCCCAAGCCGTTGGCCCCTATCCATAAGGTAAATCTGAGGCCATAAGTCGATAAGTCCGTTCGGAGCGGGTGTGCCCGTAAGACCGACAAACCGCTTGAAATGACAAAACTTCAGACACTTGAAGCGGTTGGACTGGTGCGACTTGAACGAACTGAGTTCATCCACTACCAGCATATCAAACGGAAGGTTGCCACCACCGCACATACCTACGAGCCATGCCAAATTGTCCCTCGAGATGATGTGTATGTCGGCTTTTGCCTTAAAGGCGTCTATACGCTGCTTGGCTGTCCCGATAATCTTTGAGAAGGTCAGGTGCTTCAGGTGGTCCCATTTCTCGGCCTCCTCCTGCCACACGCTTTCGGCTACCCGCTTGGGCGCTACAACCAAAACGCTGGACACCTCCATAGAGTCGTACATAAGCTCCTCTATGGCTGTAAGGGTTGAGACTGTCTTGCCTAAGCCCATTTCAAGAAACACACCACAATGGGTGGTTTTTTCTATATGCTCAACACACGCCTTCTGATAGTCGTGCAAGTCATTTCTATTCATAACAATTCTAAAACTTCATCGGACAGAACCCTGTAGAGGCGTTCTGTCCTGTATCCTCTGTTGCCGCCGTTTGCAAATCGGTTCAGTGCGTTCGCTACGTCCATCTCCCAGACTTGTACAAAGTTCGGATGCTCGATGCTATACTCGCTAACGTACACTTTGTGACCATTATTAGCCATATCTACCGCCCACGCGTAAAAGGCGTCATAGTCCAAGCCTCCCGCTTTGTACGAGGTAGTTTCCCTGTATGGGATATCACAATAGATGATAGACTCCTCGGGTATCTGCATCTCCGTAAAGGACCCTGATGTGAACACAACGTCAGACAACTTTTCGACTTGGTTCAATATATTTTTTTTGCGCATCACGCTGATAGTTACGGCCGTTCGACTCGTTAACGTACCCGTTAAAGAATTTCCCGTTATACGAGGCCGTGAAGCCAACCCAGCCTATCAGACCCAAAAATCGGTCGTCTATAAACTTGCCTTCCTCGTATGCCTCTTTTAACGTCATATACTGGTCCTTGCTAATCTCGTCAGGAAAACGCCAACCGCTTTGAAGGGCCTTAAACATTTCGATTAATGGTCTGTTGATATCGTTGGCCATTCTCGGACCGTCAACCTTGTCGATAAGGTTGCACCCGCCACAGAACGGCTCCACATACCACTGGCCGGGCTTTCGGCCTTTTAGAATTATCGGGAGAATGTACTTCGACACCCGCCTCTTACTTCCCATGTACTTCATACGCTTATTTTCTTTTACGCCACAAGGTTAGTAAATGTTTTCTAAAGGTCAAACTCTTTTAGCAATTTTTTAACACCCTCGATAGTGTCAACGACCTCCACTCTGAAGCCAATAGCTCTCAGCGCATTGTGCACGGACACCTGTAGCTTGCGAGGTTTTTGTCCGGTTGTTTTCAACTCGACAAACAGAACCCTTCCGCCGGGGAGGAGAACCAGCCGGTCAGGCAGTCCGGAAAATTGGTCGGTGAGCATTTTGATTGCCATTCCTCCCAATTCCCTAACGCCCTCGACCAACTTGCGCTCGACCGCTTTCTCGCTGTCTACCTTCTTAGAACAAGTCATCCGTGTCCTTTATTTTTTGCAGGCGACTTCTTTACGAAATACCTCTGAGGGCCATAAATGCCAAACCGCTTAACACCCTTGGCGAGTTCCCACCCAGGGAGGCCCTTTACGATGTCGCTAATCTCTTTAGTATTGTACCGGCCCATGTCTTCCCGGTCACGGCGCAGGCACTCGCACCAGATCTCGGCTACACAAACCTCTCTGCGCTCAACGGGTCCTTCGGGTCTTAACGGGTCGTCCAGCCAAGTACGGCGGTCGTACAGGTCCTTTTTGTACCAATCCTCGGGGAGTCCGAGGTCCAAAAAGTTTTGCACGATACCAGAACGCTCGTCTATAGCCGTGTGGCTCTGCTGAGCAAATACAGCCTGCTCAGACTCCTCGGTATTAAAGTACAGTGGCTCTCCGTCCCTGTATGCCACAACAGCCTCGGCCCATATCTGGTCAATCGTGTAGTCGTCCATATCCATAACGGACTTCGTTGCGTGCGCCGGTCTGACGTCTATAGGGTTGAAGCGGCGGTTACCGGTAGGGTCCTTTAAGAAGTCCTGGTCGTTGGTCGTGCCAAAGAATACGCACTGCCTTTTGTACACCTCGACAGTTCTGCCGTAGGCCGGTCTAAAGGCATCATCGCACTTTGAAATAAACTGCTTGATACCCTCAACCTCCGATTTTTTGAAAGCGCTCAACTCGGCCAGCTCAATTATCCAAGCGCCTTGAAGCTGCTCGTAGGCCTCTTTTCCTGCCATAGTCGTAAAGGTATCACTAAACCAATCGCGGCCAAGTTTGCGAAGGAACGTTGATTTGAACGTCCCTTGAGGGCCAACCAAGATAAGGACTGTATCATACTTGGCACCAGGCTCGAATATACGTGTCACAGCGGCACACAGGGCCTTACGGATAGCGGCTCTTATGTAGGCGGTATCCTCAGCACCGAAATAGTCTATAAGAAGTGTATCGAGGCGCTTCACGCCGTCCCACGACAAACCGCCCAGATACTCTTTAACGGGGTGGAAAGAGTGCCTCTCTATCTCAAGCGCCATAGCATCGTCTATTTTCGCACTCCCAGTAATGCCGTACACGCGTTCGATATAGTTCCGTACACCGCTGTAGTCCACGTCCCTGAGCGGCTCGTATTCGCTAGTTTCCAACTTTCGCCACGGGGTGTCGCGCACCAAATACCTTCTGCTGTCGAAGGCGTTGCGCATAAAGGCGTCCTTCAGCACCGCATCATTTCTGAGAATAAGGCTTATGTTAGATGCCGAACTCTCGTACACGCCTTTTCCATTTGCCTTTAGGTCCTCCATCCAACTGGTGTCCACTTCATCGGGCACGATGCTCTCCTGGGCATCGGCCTCAGTAGTGCTCCCGAAGTCGCATCGGGCATCAGCAAGCCTCTCCTCGCCAAGCGTCCTCATAACGGCCTTATCGCTGAGGATAAGGCGCTCCATAGCCTTGTCAGATGCTCTGCTCGAGCCGTCCTTCTCCTTACCCGTATCGAGGTGGCCGAACTTGTGTATGCGAACTAAGTCGTACGCGTTGCAGAGTTTACCCCCGCACGGGTCGGTGGCGTGGTGGCTGTATGCAAACTTATCATCGTAAATCACGAGGCCGCCCGATGTTGTTCCAAGCGTATAGGTGTACCTTCCGTCCCCGGCAGGTGCATACATATCGGAGAGGAACTCCTTAATGGCATCGTCCATCGAATAGGTACGGCAGAACGCGCCAATCAGGCCCCTCTTTGCGCAAGGGTCCTCCTGCTTGTCAACCGCACTCTTGATGCGTTCGTTGCTGGCGCTGGCTGTAGGCCATTCGGACACGTTCCTCCAGTCTATGTAGGTAGCCAGCACCGCGTCAGCGTCAAGCCATTTCCCATCTTGCACCTCGCAGTAGAACTCGATATCCTTAGAGACGGAAGGCCAGAACATAAGTCGGTTTGTCTCATAGGTTGACTGGTCAAACAGCTCTATGTTCAGCACCGAGGCCACACGGCGGGCGATAGGCTCGTACTCTTCAGGTGTGACCTCACGGCTGAGCGGTATGATAAGCCTGTGTCGCGGGTTCTCGGCCGTGCTCTTGTGCGTAGCGTGTATAACGGCCGCGCAGTCGTACAGCATCGTGAAATTGTACCAAAAGTCCTTAGTAGAGAAGTCAACGTCAAGGGTAAGCAGCTGGCGGTACTGAACAGCCTCCTTAGAGCGTCTGCCGTTTAGAAGCCGCCCGCCAACATAACCGCCGCAGTCCTTTATCGCTGACTGCTCGGCCTTGCTGGCGGCCATGAACTGCGAATGCGTCTCTCCCGTTACTAGGGGGGTCGTCAAGCGCTTCACCAATTCAGACCACAGTACCTTCTTGTTGGTCCAAGTCTTGGAGTTGGCCCTAAGAGCCTCGCTGATTTCGAGAGCCCCGTCATTTTCAATGCTAATTGTTGCCATTTGATAGGTTAGTCTTTTTTATAGTAGTATGAGGTGTAGCCGGCAGCGTTAAGTGGAAGACCTTCAGCCCAATCCGGCTTCTGAGTCATTACAGTTATCATCTTGTCCAGATGCTCGTCCGGAGTATCATCAGGTATCTCAGCGATTTCTTCATCGTGGACGTGCATGACGACAGGGAAGCCAGCGGCCTCTGAGGACATCATCGAAAAGCCTATCAAATCTCGACTCACCGCCTGCACTATATTCTCGACCAGCTTTCCCCCGTGCGTGTCTATAGGGCCCCAGACTTTCGTTTCCTGGTTTAGTCCCTCATAAGTAAGTTTGTAGCCGCGGGCGCTGTCCTGAACTTTAGGGTGATAGTAGAAGAGTTTTCGGTCGCTCGGCAGCTTGATAGTCATAAACTCCCCATTACTGTTAAATTCCAACTTGTCTATCCTCACTGGCCGGTGATACCTCACGGCCTCGATGGCCGCGTTGCCCACCGTTTTCCAGAGTTGGACGATTTTAGGGTTAGCGGCTCTCCAAGCGTAAACCGACTCTTGCATTTCGCGTTCGGTCAGTCCCATAGCCTCACCGCCCATCTTCTTCATAGCCCCTACACCGCCCTGATAGCCTAGGGCAAGTTCAGAGACCTTTCCCTTCTTTCGGTAGTCGGAGTCTTTCGTAATAACGCTGATTGGAACACCAAACATTCGGGAAGCCGTAGCCTCATATATTTTTCCGTCACCACGGAATACCTCCAAACGCCACTCTTCATTAGCCAGCCACGATATAACGCGGGCCTCGATAGCCGAGAAGTCGGCCACGCAATAGCGGCCACCCGCAGGCGGGATAAGTGCTGTACGTATGAGCTGGCTGAGCACGTCAGAAATGTCGCCGTACTTTTCAAGGATACCGTAATAGTCCCTTCTGCGAACCATATCCCTAGGGGTGTCAATGTCGCCGTCAGCGAAATGGTTCTTCGGCATATTTTGCAGCTGTATGTGCCGTCCGGCCCACCTGCCTGTGCGGTTGGCGCCATAGAACTGGAATGTGCCGTGTGCCCTGCCGTCCCCACACGTGCAGTCCAGCATAGCCTTATACTTCTTCAGTGAGCTTCGGCCGAGTTTCTGCCGGTTCTCCAGCACCTTTTTCAATTCAGGATACCTCTTTGTAGCCTCCAAACCGAGTATGATGGAAACCCCCTCTTTGTCCAGACAGCCCGACTCGAACAATTCTTTGCTTGTACCAGTCAACTTGTCTCTGTCTGCATCGGTCAGTTCTGCCTTCAGTTTGTCGAAATAGTTGGCTTCGTACCAAGACTTCAACTGTGGCACCGAGTTCGGGTTAGAAAGTCCGGACAGCCTTCGTGACTCCTCAACCAGTTCGGTAGTGTACTTCTCCGATAGGTAAATCGCGCTCTCAGCGAGTTCTGTATCAATCCCAATACCCCTGTCGTTAACGCCCTGGTCAAATGACCACAACTTACGTTCAAAGTCGGTAAACTGCGCGTACCCTCTCAGCCGGTAATAGATTTCACGCTCTGAGAGCACATCGTATTTGTTATATTCCTTGTACATATCCCACTTCTCGGGGGCGTGTTTCGGGAGGTTTCTGTACCTCCCTCCGTTTATCTTCGTTGGCGGGCACGGACAGGAAAAATACTTAATCAAAAGTTTCCCCGACGAGAGTTTCTTGTCTGTCAAGTTCAGCACCTTGGAAACCTCGTCAAGGGAAAGAGGCAAACCGCAATACGCCGACATAATCATAGTATCAAGCCAATCGTCCGGGGTAGTCTTGAAGCCAAGGTGCCCAAACGCAAGACGCTCAAATACTGAGTTATGCGCTACCTTCTTTATTGATTTATCGGTTAGCGCGTTCACGAACCTTTCGGGCAATTTCTCACCACTGGCCAAGTCTATAATAGTCACATCCTCGTTATCGAAGGCATAGCCGACGATTAGGACCTCGAAGTCGAGGCTGTCTTGATACTTGTACGCACCGCAGGACTTGATGTCCACGGAGCTATACGTTTCTACGTCTATGAATAACAGGTTTGCCATACTGATTATTAACTTATTGAGGTGTCAGGGCCGGTCTCGAACCGGCAATCGCTGTAAAGCGCAAGCCCCTATAACTTCACTGACACTGTAGGGGACTAACTCCTACAAATGGCAAAATTAGATTAAGTCCCCGCCTGTGTAAGAGTTGTCGCCACCGAAGTCGGCCTCTGCACTTGAGCCGCCTCCCAATGGCTCTCCGTCTCTCAACTTCTGAAGGTTGCCGAGGCCGCATGCAATGCCCTTGCTTGTGTCCTTATTGTACGTGTAGAAGTTGACTGTCGCTCTTCCATACATACCCGAGTAGATTTCAGTTGGGTCGATGATTTCTTGAACGTTTGCGTCCACCACGCTTGGCTTGCGAACGCTCGATGCGTTTATGAAATAACAGCCCTTGTAGGCCTCGTCGTCGAATTTCTCTTTATCCCCGTCACGGAGAAACGCGCCCTTAATCATTTCTTTAGGAAGCGGTTTCCCGTTTCGGGTAAACAGCGACTGGTTAGCGGCGATGCAGGCATCAATAGCCTTATTCATCGCATTGATAGTTGCCGTGTCGGTCTTTTTGATTATGAGCGACACGCTGTACTTCTCACGACCGCCGTCTGGGCCAGCCTTTGGGGTTACTACACTGAGGTACGAAAAACGGACCTCTCCTG